ATATCCAAATCCGGCGTGAAGTGATATTTGCCGCTCAAGTATTTGTGCGGCACAATACCGGGCAAGCCAGGGCAGATGCGCTCGCGGAGGTATTGCTCGACTTCCTGGAGTCGACAAAAATCACCGGAATCCGTATCAGGGATATGGGCATGACCGAGGCGGGCAGGGTACAGCAGTGGTTCCAGGTAAACGTTAATGCCCAAATAGAGTATGATTCTTACAGATCCGTGTGAGACGGCGCAAATTAACAGGAGATAAACCATGTCAGATTCAAACCGAGTCGGCCTGCGCTTTTTCAAAAGCTCACAGCGGACAGCACCCATCCCGGCGGGGCCTTTTGATTTAAAGCAGCTGCGCTTTACCGGCACCCCAAATCTGGCGTTTGCGCCAAACACCATCGTCTCGAATGAAATCAGACCAGACCGTCAAATCACTGATTTAATTCTGGTAGGTGCCGAAGCAGGCGGGGACACCGGCATCGAACTATCGTATGAAGCATTCGATGATTTGATCACCGGGGCGCTTTTCAATTCCTATGCACAAACAACCCGCAAGCAAGGCGTAGCGGAGATTATCAGTTTTGCAGCCGGTGTAATCAATGTGGATGTAGGCGCTGATTTCATAGTTGGCCAGGTCGTAAGATTGCAGGATCTAGCCACCGGGACAGTGGGCGATGGCGTATTTGAAATTACCGGCATTGCAGCAAATGCATTAACAGCCGGGCCTTTAGCCGGGACAGCGACCACTGCAATCATCGGCACCGAGACAATTAATGCCAGCACCAGGCTCGAAGTGACAGGATTCGCAGCCCAGGCCAATGCAGACATTACCGTCACAGTAGGCGCAGGCGATGCCGTCTTCCAATTCCCAGCAGGCGCCCTTGATAACGCCATGGGGACAGGCGTTCCAATGCTGATCGGCGCATGGATCAAATTTGTTGATTTCGCTACAGCAGCGAATAACGTATGGGTTAGGATCCGGGAGGTCGACTTAACGGCAGACACCGTCACCACCGAAGCCCAGACCGGCATGGCCACAGACGCCGCAGCCGCAGAACAGGTCGTGGCATTCTACGGATCCAGAGTCGAGAATGGGGCGCAATCCATATCAGCAAATCAGTTTGCTGTAGAGCGACGATTCGAAGATCACAGCCCAATCACCCGCGAATTATTCCTCGGTATGGCGCTGAATAACTTTAATTTAACGCTACAACCACAAGCGATCGCAGTCGGCTCATTAACATGGTTCGGATTCAACGCAGCGGTCTCAGATGCGGCGCCGAACTATACCGACCTATATGCAGCACTACCAACCGAGAGCGCAGCGGAACAGTTTGATGTTTATAACACCAGCAACGACATCGGGCGTCTGGGCCGGGGCGTAAACCCAATCGATGCTGCCGGTGTAAACTTCGTGCTGGAAGCGACCATCGAGATGAACAACAATCTTAGACGCCAGCCAGCGGTCGGCGTATTCGGTGCAGCCGGACTTGGCGTGGGCGAACTATCGGTCACCGGGACGCTATCAACTTATTTTGATAATAAGGAAATCCTGCTCGAGATCCTAAACAACAACGAGACGTCGCTCGACTTGATCACCCAGGGCGGTGATGGCCGTAGCATGATATTCGATATGCCCAGAATTAAATTCTCAGGCGGTGCGCCGGATGTAGCAGGCAAAAACCAGGACGTTACCATCCCAGGGACTTATCAAGCGCTGCTTGATTCAACATTTGGATATACCATTTCTGCTCAGCGGGTCAGCTACGCTCGCTGATAATCAAGGGCCGTGAAGGCCAGGAGGACGACTGTGAGAGTCTACGAAGCATTCGAGACATCGGAGAAACTAACAAAAGAGGGCAGAAAGTGCGACATCATATTTGCCGGAAAGACAATCGCCAAGGTTTGCGTTCGACCCGCAGACCTTGTGCTGAATCCGGCATTCAGGCGGGAGACAGAACGCCTCGCACCCGAGATCAGAAAGGAACGCGAGGGGGACAACGGCAACGATGCTGGGGTCGCATACTTCAAACTATTCTATCGAACCGTTATCGTGAGCATCGAGTGGATGGATCCAGCCGACAAAAAGGATCCAAAGCTCAAATTCACCGAAGAAAATATGATCCAGCTATTCACGAAAGCGCCCAAATTCTTCTCGGCCATCCAGACGGTCGCGCTTCAATGGTCGTATTACAAGGCAGAATTCGAAGAAGAAACAGCGGGAAACTAATCAGCGTCCTCGACCATTTGCTCCGGGTCGGGGATGAGAAAGTCTCGGAGAACATCGTCAATGCCTATAAAGAGCGGGGATTAACACCGCCCGAGCATCTAGAAACCCCACCCATCATCCATCCCGAAAACTATATTTATTGGGAGGGATATCAGGACTTGCAAAGCGAGCGCATCGCCAGGGGATTCATCCCGATCACCGCAATCGTCACTTATTGCCGGGCCTATGATTTGGACATAGACACCATGAAGCGGATCGTCTGGCGGCTCGATAAAATATTGCTCGGCCATTGGAAAAGCAACGATGATGCCAAACAGGCGCAGGCAGAGGCAGAGAAAAGCCGAAAGGGAAGCCTGACAAGTAGCGCCGGGAGCGGGCCATGACAGAAAGAGTCATCAGAGTCGTCCTTGACGGATCCGGCGTCGTCAGAGGCCAACGCCAAGTTCAAAGCAGCCTCAACGGAATCCAGCAAGGCACCCGAGGCGTCACCAGGGGCCTTAAAGCCGCAGCGACAGCAGCGACAGCCCTGATCGCCACATTGAGCGTCCGCTCATTGATCAGAACGGCAGACGCCTATGCCCAGATCCAGAACAGACTCCGCGTTGTTACCGATTCGACCGATGAATTAACCGCAGCCAATGACCGGCTATTTGCGATCGCACAAGATACCCGGCAGGAATTCGATGCCACTGTCAGCTTGTATTCACGCGCATCGATCGCGGCGAAGGAACTCGGCGCATCACAAGAGCAATTATTCCAGCTTGTCGAGATCACCGGGCAGGCCTTGGCAATACAAGGCGGCGCGGCATCCGAATCATCGGGCGCATTACGGCAGTTATCCCAGGCGTTCTCGTCAGGTATTGTCCGGGCGGAGGAATTCAACTCCATCCTCGAGGGCGCATTCCCACTGGCCCAGGCCGCCGCTCGGGGAATAGACGGTTTAGGCGGTAGCGTAGGCAAGCTGCGCCAGCTGGTCATTAAGGGCGAATTATCCAGCCGTGAATTTTTCGATGCCATCCTGGAGGGCGGCAAAGATCTAGATGACGTATTTGCCAAAACCGTCCCAACCGTCGCGCAATCGCTAACCGTCTTGAACAATTCGTTCACCCAGACGATCGGAAAAATGGATCAACAGCTGGGCATAACGGTCAAATTGTCCGAGACAATCATCGATCTATCAAGCAGCCTGCCATTGCTGGCTGGCGCATTCACCGGGACGCTGGGGCCAAGCGACGATCTATCAGAAAACCTCCAGGGCGTAGCCATTGCCGGCATTCTCGCAGGCCAAACGATTGATTCAATAATAAGTGTGCTCGGCATAGCCAAGGCGCTATTTGTCGACTTTGGGGAAAGCCTGGGCGGTATAGCGGCAGCCGCAAGCCTGGCGCTTGAGGGGAATTTCTCCGGCGCCCTCGATGTGCTCAACCAGCCCGCGCTTGACGATACGCAGATGGCCTTCACGGATTTCTTCGAATCGCTTGATCAGGGAGCCACAAAAGCATCCGATGCCATATCCCAGGTGTTGCTCCCAGCCTTTAGAGATATCAAGCAGGCGAAAGACGAAGTCAGCGAAGACGATGCCGCCAGCCTATTGATCCCAACCGAGACCACCGATGAGATCAAGACCGCAGGCGAAGCGGTCGGGGAATTCATCCAGAAGCTAGACCAGGCCAGGACACAGCTGCAGATCACCCGTGATGAGGGCGAATTTGCAGGCGAAGCCATCCGCAAATATAAAGACGAGATGGCGCTGGCTGCAGCGGAAAACAAGATATTCGGTGACTTGGTGCCGACCGATGAAGTCCAGGCATTGCGCCAGGCCTTCCGGGAATTCACCCAGGAAGCGATCGCAGACCAACAGACCCTGCGTGACGAGATAGAGGCCAGCGATTTATCCGCCACCTTTGGAGACCAGATCGAAAAGCTCCAGCAGGAAATCGAATTACTCGATGCCAATAACGAGGCCATCGCAGCCAATGCCGCAGCCCGCGCAATAGCCGCAGGCGCTACCGGGGATCAAGCGAAGGAAATCGAGAGATTGACCGAGGTATTGCTTAACGAGCAGGACGAGCTCAGAAATCAGCAAGCCACGCTCGAGGGGTTTTTTAAGGAAGTCGGCGTCAGCGCACAACGGGAATTATCAGGATTTATCGCTGACCCATTAAGCGACGGCCTGGATGAATTACCCTTCCGATTTGCTAAAGTCCTCCAGCAGATGGCCGCTGATGCGCTCGCCAGCGAGATATTCGGCATCCTACGTGGATTCGGAGGCAATGCATCCGGCGGCGGCGCAGGCGGGGCGCTACAGTTCCTCGGCGGCCTATTCGGCGGCGGTTTCGCATCAGGGGGACAGGTGATGGGCGGCAGGCCCATCATGGTCGGGGAACGCGGGCCGGAACTATTCACCCCACCAGGATCCGGGGCCATTACACCGAATGTTAATATCAACCAGGCAGCCCAGGCAACACCCGTGATCAACGTTTTAAACGTAACGGATCCGGCAGACATACCAGCAGGCCTGCGGACAGCAGAGGGCGAACAGGAAATTATCAACATTATCCAGCGGAACCCGGATCAAGTCCGCCGCATTTTGGGTTAACCAGGAGGCTCCATGTTTCATCAAGCGCAAGCAACCGATTATATCGACCTCCTACAGCAACTCGAGCAAATAGCCACGGCATCCAATATCAACACCGTGGCGATCAATGTCGCAGGCACCGGCTGGGCAGTAGGGGACACCTTCACGATTAACGGCGGAGTATCGACCCATGGCGCAACCGGCGAAATCCTAACCGTAGCCGCAGGCGTTCCGCTAACGATCAGGATCCTCAACGGCGGCGCCTATACGGTCAACCCAGGCATTGCCGCAGCGACGACAGCGATCCTGCCAGCGACCGGCATCAACCTAACCGTGGACACTACCATCCTGGCCACCGGCTGGGCCACAGATCGGTCAGCAATTACCACAGCACCAGAGCGCGAACTGCTAATGACCGGGACAGGCGCAGGCGCCGACCAGATATTCATCGGTATGCAGACCGGCAGGGATGGCGGCAGCGGTGCATTTTTCTGGGAATTATCGGGCAATACCGGATTTGATAACGGTCAGCCATGGGCAAGCCAACCAGGGGCAAGCAAGCAGGCTGCTGCTACCGTTGATTTATACGTCCAGCTTAATAATGGGGTAATCGATTTCTGGTTTTTCATCGACGCATTCAGAATTATCGGCGTATTCAAGACCGGATCCACATACACCAACATCTATATGGGATTTGTAAACACCTATGCCACGCCAGGCGAATACCCATATCCGCTGGTGATCATCGGCAGCAGTTCAAACAAGACCCTGCCATTTAATACGTCCACGATTTTGATGAGCGGAATGACCGATCCAATCGCAAGTTTTGATGTAGGCGGATCAGTAAACGGGCCAGGCGCTATTCGGGAAGTCGACGGTCAATGGTACACGCTCCGCAATTCAGGAGGCGCAGGCGTCTCTCGCACAGCATATCGCGAGCGGGTAATTTGGCCGCAAGGCGGATTCTTACAACCAACCGATATCGATGTCCTACCGCAGAATCGGTTTATTGTAAACAACGAAGGAGGCCAGAGCCTGAGTCAGATCTGGACAAATGTCGGCGTACCGGGAACACCACTATCAAGGCTCAAGCCAACGCCAATGACCGGCGGGGATATCCAATTTCTATGGCCTAACGTTATTTATCAGATGAGGCCCAGCCAGGTATTTCTCGGAGAACTATCAGACGTTCATCCGATCTATACCGCAATATTGGGCATTGTTTCAGAAGACACTATGACCGATGCAAATAACGACGTTTTCATTGTATTCCAGAATTGCAATCGCACAGATTCATGGTCGCATTTCGCGGTAAAGAGGACATAAACGATGGCATTTCAAACAGGAACATCCGCGTCAATCGATAATTTGATGA